AATTTCTACTTTACCAATATAATCTAACTTATAACTTTCTTGTCTTTGTGGTATAAACTTTTGATATAAGTCCAAGTAATCTAACATTACAATACCAAAGATGTTGTAATGAGTTTGTGGTCTTCCTCTTACTACAATTGATTCTCTTTCAACAAGATTCCAAGGTGAAAATCTTTTAATAACTTTTTCATCAACAAGGTTTCTAATACGATTGAATAGATAAGGTATATCAAAAAATTTTGTATTCCAACCAGTAATAACATCAGGATAGTTCTTAATCCAAAACTTCATAAACTCCATAATCAAAGACTTTTCTGACTTACATCTTACATAAGTTACATCTGGTCGATCTGTTTTGAAGTCACCTGTACCCCAAGTAATAATTTGTTTGTTAGATTGATTTTTAACTGTGATTGCTAGTAGTTCTTCTGTTGGGTTTTCTACATCAGGAAAACCATTTTCAGCACTACATTCTATATCAACAGTAAAAATTTTAATATGTTCTTTTGAAAACTCTATTGTTTCTGGATATTCATCTGCAATATATTGATATTGGTAACGATCCATTCCATATATTGGTGCGTTATCTGTGTTGTAGTTCTTTTTAAAATCTCTTGCTTTTGGTATACTTCCAAACTGAATAGGTTTGAGATATTGACCTTTTAATGTTTTAAATTCTGTTTCTTCTTGTGAAAAAGCATAGAGAGTTGGACTATAATCAATTTTTTCTTTGTATTCTTTTCCCTCGTGTATACCACGTACTAATAACTTACCTCTATGTTCAATAACATTTTTATAAAAGTTCATAATTTAGTTTGGTGGAGGATAGCGGGATCGAACCGCTGACCTCCTGAATGCAAATCAGGCGCTCTCCCAGCTGAGCTAATCCCCCAATAAATGAGCAATCAAACCATCGTGTTTTTTTGTTAATGTTATTTGACAAGATAGTCTGCTTTTTTTATCATCAAAGTTTTTTTCATATTCTAATAATTCAATCTCTGCTGTATTATAATCTATTTTATCAACTTTGTCAACCCACGTTTCATCAATATGTACGTGACAAGTTGCACACGCACAACAACCTGAACAATCTGCTGGTATTTCTGGTATGGAAGTTTCAGAAAAATCTCTAGCTGCTTCCATTAATGTCATACCTGCATTTACTTTGACAGGTATTAAATTGCCATTTCTAGCAAAATAAACCGTAATCATTATAACTTCGGTACTTTAGTTTCTGTTATAAGTCCTGGCGCAGTTAAAATACTACTTGTATTTTGTTGATAAGATGATAGTATTTCATCTTTTGGATCAACCATTGAAATAATATTTGCGTCTTTGAGTTCTACTGTATTTTCTTTTGAGTATGGACTATACAAAGTCATCATTAATTGTACAGGTTTTCCTGGACCTTGTTGATGAGGTATAATCACAAAAGGTTGTTTTAAACTTACTGTATTTTTTTCAAAATTAAATGTAGTTTTGGCGATCACATCTTCGCCTGTTGTTAATCTTAATATCTTCACATCTGACATAATAACTCCTTATTGTTTTAATATATCATAACTTGACTTAAATGTCAATGTTATTTTTCAAAACCAATTTTGTCTTCTTTACCCTTTTTATCTATTGGTCTTAATCTTTTACTTAATACGAAAGTTCTATTAGGGTTGACACTTACATTCATTTGTCGCATTAAATCTCTATTGATAAGTAAATCTGAACCTGATCTTGGTCTCTGATCTAAACCAACTTCTATATCTTTATAAGTAAATCCATTAAATGAAATGTCCATTAATATAGTTGGTCTTACTTCTGATGGTTCTTCACCATCAGCATTTGCTCTATAAACTTTACTTATACCGTGTCTTGGTTTAGAATATGTTTTACCATTAAACTTCCACTTGATAACTTTGTTTTTTTCTAAAATTTCATCTGCGTGTAAAGCACAAGCAAGTGAACCATTTCCTGTATCAAACTTAGCTCTAACTTTACCTATCTCATCTAATTCTACAGTTTCTAACCAACCACATTCCGCGGCTGCTTGTCTATCCCAATGAGTTCTTTTAGATACCCAATCAATAATATCATACATTAATTCCTCACCACCAATAGCGCCTGATGGTTCTGGATCAGAATAGTAATCTTTATATTGATAACCTTCATATTCTGCGCCTGAACCAGGACTACCATTTATTTCTAATATGTAAGGTTTACCTTTATATACAATATGGTCAACTCCAACTAAATAAGCTTTTGAAGCTCTAGCTGCTTTTAAAATAATTTCTTGTTCTTCTTCACTTAATTTATATGGTTTTGGTGTTGCGCCTCTATGAGTATTTGAACGAAACTCACCTTTAGCCGCAATTCTATTTGTAGAAGCAAAGATTTTATTATCAACAACTAAAGTTCTAACATCACCATCTACTTGCATATATTCTTGTATTAATACTTCTGCATCGTGTTTCCATAACGCTTGTATTGTAGAAACTAAACTATCCATACTTTCTATTTTAATTACACCAATACCTTGTGTACCTGTAAGTGTTTTAAGTATAATTGGAAACTTACTACCAACTAATTTTACAGCGTCTTCTATGTTTTTTTCGTTAGATACAAATGCTGTTCTTGGTGTTGGTATACCGTACTTCTCAAATAATAGTGCTGAAGTTAATTTATTATCACAAGTTAGCATTGCTGCTCTTGTGTTTAACATAAATGAAGATGAATTTTGAAAGGCAGATAATAAAGATAGACCAGCTTCGTCTTCAATAGAACCAGCTCTTGTAATACAAACAGTATCTTTACCTATAAATGTATGTTCAGAATCTTTACCGTCATAGTTGTAGACAGTTAAAGTATTTTTATCTTCGTCTTTTGCTGTGATGATAGCGTGTTTTGTATTAATAATAACACACTCAAAACCTTTTTTCTTACAAGCCTTTTCTATAAGACTTACAGTTAGTTCTTTTTTAGGTGTTTCTCCAGCCTTTTGCTTCTTAACATTAGGATTTGATTTCGTAATGATAGCAACCGTGATAGGTTTATCTTTACGACTTAAATCTTGTTCTGTAATATATTCTTTAAACTTTGGAACCAACATTTAGTCATTCTCTGATTTTACTTCTTCCTTATTCTCGTCAATTTTTTTTCCAATATTGTATTTAGCAGATAGTATCCATTCTTTTTTTTCTTTAAAAGGTAACACTTTAATTTGACTTAAAGGTGCTTTGTTTTCGGATTTTGCTTTATCTACAATATCAATTAGGTTCCAATCTTGTAAAAGAATAGATATAGTATTACGTCTTTGAATATCGTTCTCTGTTAATGTTGCTTTCTTACCATCTAGCGCAAATAGTTCTTTAAAGTGTGTGATATAGTATTTGCCTTGTTTGTGTAAGATATGACAAGATTGATATAATGTTTTATCTTTTCGACTAGCGACACCGATACGTGTCAGCGTTTCTCTGATCTTTAGGAAGTCGTCTGGTTGTTTGATAGTAACCTCTAACATACTTTCTGGCGACCAATGTATAGTTTCCTCACTCATTTTTTTCTCCCACCTTTATTTAAGGCTTCTTTTATATGTTCAATTTGTTCGTCTTTTAGTATGTTGAGTGCCTGTTTAGCCTTCTCATTACTATAACCATAATACTCTTTTACATACTCTAAATTTTTCAATTTGGATTGTGATAACCACTTCCCACCAAATCGCTTACTTTTTCTAATACTATTTATGTAAAAACGAAACTGAACCTGTTTGTCTAAAAAGTGATACCCATTCATCTCATTTGCCTGAGCAATACAGTCATAATGCATAGATAAACACTTATTAATGATAAAGGGAGGATACTTCTTTTCCCACGTTAAATCGTCTGTGTCTAATAGATTTTCTTTTGTGAAGTTGATTGCGTTTAGATAATCTTTCAATTCATACATAATATACCTCGTGGTGCCGCTTCACGGATTCGAACCGCGGACCTACTGATTACAAATCAGTTGCTCTACCAGCTGAGCTAAAGCGGCCCTATTAGTGTTTTCTTTCGTGTTTTCTATGTCCTTTATGACTTCCCATATAGTAATCACCTGGTTCATAATTCCATACTTTACCGTGATGACCTCTTATGTCAGCCCAAAACATTCTTAACTTTACTATCAAAGTTCTTAATAAAGTTCTTCTCGCCATTGTTTATCTCTTTCATTAGCCATAAAAACTCTTAACATATCCCAAGCCAAATTACACACAGGCACATATTTTGGACGGTCTAATTTTTTGAGTTTTTTTCCTTTTAAAACATATTTAGTTAAAATTTTTCTATGTTTTTCACCTACTCCTGCTTTATTTAAAATCATAGCATCTTGTCCTGGAATAAAAAAACATTTCTCTCTTTTATCTCTAATATCTTCAACAAATGTACCATCTGTTAGATTTCCATATTCATCAAATAATACAGGATATTTGTATTGAACACCCTTGACATCTCTGGACTTTGATTTTACTTTTTCTAAAGTTTCTAATATTAAATTTTCTACTTGTAACATATGTTCTTTAGTTTCACCTACTACAAACTGTTCTTTACTATTTTTCCAATACTCTAATCCGCTCTTATGTAAGTTTTTTTGAAATTTTTTCTCTTCAGAAGACAAAAAGTTAATCTTAACTGGTTTGAAAAAATCAAAAGTAATGTTTGAATTAGTTGTTTGATAATCTTTTTCTCTTTCTATTTTATTTTCGGTTTTACCTGTAGTTAAAATAAAAACACCTTCTTTAAAATCGTAATGAAAGAAAGCATATATTCCTGATTCTTTTTGTTTTATAGCCATCTTGGTCCCTCCAAAAATAATGTTATACTCATTTAAATTTACACCCCGCCATTATTTCTGTTAAACAAGCAACCATATTGATCTCTTGGTCTGCAACAAACGCAGATTTATATTGATACCCAGCAATAATTAATATAGACTGTGGAATTGATTTAGGATCTAACGAAGTATATAAAATTTCGTAGATTGTTCTAAATAAATGTGATGGTTCTTTGTCAAGGTTTTGTACTACCCATTTTCTCATATCATTAAATCTTTTATCTTTTA